CTACGTTTTAGTTGTTCATTGAACGCTACCATCCAGGGCCCTAATATACAGTTGAGTTCATTTGCAACTCCCTGGATGAGGCGTGGGTCAAACCCATCCTCAACCAAAAGCTTTTCCTTCTTAACGAAGGACTTTCTTATTGCAAGTTTACTAAGCTGATGTTTAGTCAACCCTTTAAGTACGTTGTCATGTGCTTTAACGTTCTGGGCCTGCCGTGGAGCAGGAAATCTGCTGTTCCACTTTCCAAAAGACCAAGCTTCGACACTTGAGTAATTTGGAAATAACGTATCAAAATCCTCACGCACCTGTTCCATCAGTGTTGCCCATTCGCCAGGGTCCTCCCAAAGTGGTATCAATGCCCGATTGGCTACCGCCACTTCTTCATTGTGCTGACTGGTTGATGGCACAATGGGGACATGCCCTGCAACAGACGGGCCATACCGATAGAACTCTACAGACTTTGAGGGTTCATACACCTCAATCTCGTACACACGGCCTATGACAGGCTTATTGGTAGTATCCCTGCTGGTATACCTAGAGACTGCCTTAACAGCAACTCTATTTACCCAGAACAGTAGAAACCAAAGCATGTTGCAGACCCGTTGCTTCACCGTAGGTGTGGTCACCCACCCTGATAGGGTCACATCGAGATCTGCGATCTCGCTGTGATGTTCTTGTTGTTGATGCTTGAGTGCCTGTAACGTCTTCCGGCGTGCAAACGCGACCGCATAACTAACTATGTTGGTCGAGTATGCTAAAATATCAGTAGACAATACAGCATATTGGTTTGTCTTTACACATTTGAGTAGTTCACCATGAACCCTGACCATCTGATCAGTAGAATTCTTGGTGAATTGACAAATGGAAACCAAATGTGCAACCAATGCTATCGGGGCAACAAAACCCATCGGGCCGGGCTGGTACATTTCATTTTCAAATAAACGGCCCCCGTCTGCTAACAGTGAACAATGAGGCCTGGCAGTTAAATGATCCACGTTTAATCTAGCAACGTCTAGCGGCACATGGCCGTCGGCAAGGTTGAATTCATAAATCGCGGAATGTCCAATTGTCATCACCCTATGCCACGTTAGTGTTACTGGGCTTCCACCATGATAACCATGGTGTCCGTTGGTGACGCGTAACCAATGGAGGTTTGAATGTTCATAACTAAAGTTACAACCATTGACCTTCATAATAACATTGTCATAATCCAACTGATAATGTGCTTCGTCACCATGATAAACCCCTCTATAACTTGAAAATTCATGCACCACAGCTACGGCTTTTCTATACCTACCTAAAAGCTCCATAAGGTCAAATTTGCTGAAGTAGTACAAGCTGTGAACAAACAATAGTTCGCACGCTTGCGCTAAAGTGCAGTCACATTGTTGTATAGTGTGACTGCACCAACCTGCAATCCCCTCATATCTGGCATTCCGAGGGACAT